GCTCTCGACGGGTAGGGCGTTGATGGCTTTGGCGTGACCCGAGCCGATGACGCGGCTTTTCTTGATGTAGCGGTGGGCCGTGTACTCGATGTCCTCCGGCGTCATCACGTCGTTGTGGGCGTCCGTGCTATCGGGCTCCAGGACCACGCAATAGAGAATCTGCCGGTGCGGGCTGGCGCCGACGAGCGGGCGAGGGCGGTCCGGGTCGAGGGCCTTGAAGACCGCCTCCGGTACGTCCGTATCCTCCGCGCCGCCCGGCTCATGGATGTCCGCGACAATGTCGACTTCGTCGGCGGCCTTTTCCAACTTCACATATTCCGCCATGCCGTCGGTGATACCGAGATATGCCAGGCCGGTTTCGGCATCGACGGCCTTCTCTATGGGAGCGGGGCCGCGGAAAAAGACCCGGCTGCCGGGCATGGCGACACGTGCAATGTCCGCAAGCAGCTCAGCCGGCTCGTCCGCAAGCTCGTCGATCGCCTTCTCCACGATGACCGAGCGCGCCGACGCCTCGGGGAATGGCACGCCGAGGGATAGGTCGTGCGCTACCATGGCGTGGTCGTGGGCGACGAGGTCGATCCCGATGTACCCCGGCTGACGCGCAGCACCGCAGCCCAGGTGCAGGTCGAGGCCGTGGAGGTTGTCGGGCCCGCGCGAGAGGCCGAAGTCGGGCGCGAAGCCGTCCTTCGTCAAGGCCTCTGCCATGTGCATGGCATGTTCCAGGGAGTCGCCCTTCTGGACGTAGTGGTCCACGGTGCAGACAGTGCCCATGGCGGTGAAATACGCAGGATCGATATGGGCCGAGCGAAGCTCCGCTCGAGCGGCGACGTGGGGCTCGGGCGCGGACTCGCTCTTGATGATACGGGCCCAGATTTTGGCGATGGCGTCGAGAACGCCGCTTGAGGTGGTGTCTCCGTCAGGATCGTTTGCATAGGGGTCGAACTTCCCCACGGTGGCGTGCACGCCGTCAGCGAGCTGGCGTTCCGAGTCCCCGCGGGTCGGGGTATCGACGTCCGCGCGATACTCGATGGTGTCGCCCATGGGGGTCAGGGCGCGGGGCGCGTAACCGTTCTGCTTCAGCCACCGCTCCGCCGCAGGCGTGTCGAATTTCGCCGTGTCGAAAGTGATGCGCTTGATAACCGAGGTGCCAGGGCGCTTGGCGCGACCACCGGCCGTGGCCATGGCCTGCTTATGCAGGTGGCGATAAGTGAGCTCGTCGAGATGGCCCTTCGCGTGCTCGCGGAAGGCTGCCTCGAAGCCGGGCGTGGCTTTGTTGATCTGCTCCATTTTTGGCTCCCCAAAAGTCAGAAGACGGCCACGGCCACGCACATGCAGTTTGGGTGGCTCTCGGTCGGCGTCATCACCGCCCGCCCATCAGGCAATATCCAAGGGTCCGTAATGGGCACAATCCCCCGCGACGGGTTCGACATCGGGAGGCAGAGTTCCTTGCAGGGCTTGCCGTCGATCACCCAGCGCTTCTTGGCGTTCGGCGGGAGGAGGTCGTTCTCGATGGCGGCCTCCCAGGTCTGCTGTTGCGCGGCATTTGCCGCGAATCGTAATTCGCTCCTGGCGATCATGTCGGCGCGCGCGTCGATTAGGCGCTCCTGATAATCGGCGACGAGCTCGGTTTGGCGGCGCATCGATAAGCCGGGCAGGGGCTTCCTTGTGTCGGGGTCAACCTGGGGCGCAGATAGCGCGTTGCGGTAATTCGACAGGGCTACGGCCTGACGCGCATTGAGGCCGATGGAATCCCGGACATTGGCTGCCATCTCTCGAGGCGAGAGGCGCTTCTGGGTCGCCCGTTGCAGCTCAACCCGCACTGCCTCGTGCATGCCCTCCTCGGTGGTCTTGATGATGTCGCCCTTGCGGTCGGCCGCGAAGTTTTCCAGCCGGCGCATAACCCCGTCCGCCGCGGGGACTTGGTCGTAAAACAGGCGCACCCGGTCGGGCATGAGGCGCACTGCGCCACGGAAGGCGCGCTCGCCGGCGTCCATGACCTTGTCGAAGGGCCCGTCGAGGAGGGCTGCCAGGCGGTCGCGGTAGTCTATGCTCCGCATGACGCGCTCGGGCGTGCCGAGGGACATCGCTTTTTCGAACTCGGTAAGCGGGATGTCGTCGCGCAGCACCGAGAAGCCCCGCTTGAGGTCCGCCTTCACTGCGGGGGTGAACTGGTTCTCCAGGCGCCCGTGGAGGTCATGGACCGGCCCTAGGCCGCGCGGCCTGGCCCCTTGGGCGGCAATGGCCTCTCCGGCACCGCGGCGACCGGTGAGCTTGCGGGCCTTCTCGACCCGCTCCATTAGCGCTTCTGCCGGCCCCATTGTTTCCTCCGCTTCGGGCGTGGCTTGCGCTTGCGGACGTTGCTATCGGGGTCTATCGGCGGGACGCGGAATCCCTTGGGTACGTCGCGCGGCACGAGGACCGCATATTCTTGCGGAGTAACCCAGATGACCATGTCGGGCGGAACAATCATTAGAGCCTCACCCCAAGAGCTTCCCGCTCGAAAAGACCTCCTGGGCGCGCTTGGCTGCCTCTGGGTCGTTCGCAGCGACCCCCTGAGGGGTGGTGGGCTCGTCATGCAGCTCGTGCTCATTGACGGGCCGTCCTGCGGCCAAGGGCGATAGGGGCGCCTCATCGGGCTGCGGCTGCAGGGGGCCCGGCGAGGGGATGCCGCCAGGGTCGACGCCCAGCGCTGGGATGCTGGCTCCGACCGATGTGTCGAGAGGTTCTGGCATATCGCCCTTCCGCATCAGGAATTTTTCCAGCACGGGATTCGGGAACAGAGGCATGCCCGCCGCCGAGAGCGCCTGGACGTAGGCTCCAAGGTCCTTGAGGTCCTGCTTCACCACGCTCTCATGCTTGAGCTGCGGCAGGTCCGTGATGGCAAACCTATTCATCCGGAAAAGGGTGGGCATGAGCTGGCGATTGATTGTCTCGCAGATGATATCGAGGAACACGTCCACGGCCTGCCCGAACAGCTCGGTCTTGTCCGTGTGCATGGCCCATGACCCACTGCCTGACGCCCCCTGGCCGAGAAAGACGAAATCCGCGATGGCCGTGGTGGCGATGAGACGGTCATACCGCTGGATAATTTTGTCGGTGTCAAATTGCTTCCCGCCGCCGGCCGTCAAAAGCTTGAAATCGATGAGGCGGTTGCCCTTGTCATCGAAGGCGCTTGGAATCATCAGCGCAGCCTGAGCGTCGACTCGGACATTCGTGAGGATCTTCTTCCACTCGGCAGCCCTAGCCTTCTCCTTCGGCGTCGTGGGGGTGCATATCTCCGGTGGCAGATAAGCCAAGGGCAAGCCGGCCAGGTCCCTTTCGACACCGACCGCCTCGATGTTCTCGATGCCGCGCTTGAGGTACCAGGGCCTATATGCGCCGCGGAAAATAGACCGGCCCAGCGGGTTACCCTTGTGTTTCGACGTCCGGAAAAGGAGGCACCGCCGCATGGGCAATATCACCGGGCGGTAAATGGGCGGGGCGTGCTGTTCGGCCCCTAGCAGACGGCCGCGCTCATCAAACAGCCACCGGAAAATGGTGTCCTGGGATCTTATTGGCAGGCCCAAAATTCCAACCCGCCCGTCTTGATGCTTCGAGTTGCGCGCGGGGTCCGCGTCGGGGCCGAGGTCCCCCATGCGGCGCTTGAATATCGTCGAGTGCAAACTGTGACCGTACTGAAGCATGGATAGAAACTCGGACACGGTATCCGTCCAGGTGTCCTCCATGTCATTGAAGCATTCCCAGGCAAAGTCCGCGGCGGCATGGTCGTCTGGCCGGTCGCTCGGCGGCTCGACCCACCAATCGACCTTGCGGCACAATTTGTCGATGAGAAAAAGAATCGTCGAGCAGGTTGGGTCGTTCTCGCCCATCTCCCGGTAGACCCGCATGCCCTGCGTGCCGATTAGCTCGGGAAGAAATTCCTCACGAATAAGGCCCCCGTACTGCAGGAGGCCTGTGGTTCCCCAGCCGGACCGGAGGTCGACTTCGACCGTCGATTCATCGTCAAGGGCTACGCGGGGGGCTGTCTGCTCGTCAAAGGAGGCCGCCATAGGCGCTGACATTAAGCGAAAACCCGCCCGGTTGGGAGCGGGCGGGTCTCACCACCTAGCTTTTGCAAAGGAGAAAACCAATGACGGAATGATGCATGCGCAGGCCAACCAATTACCTGATGGCGGGGGTCATGGGAAGGCAGCAATACCGTCCCTAGATAAATCGTCCCACTCGTCCCCCTCCCAGCCGTGGCCGGGCATCATCGGGGTCCACTGGCTGGTCTTCTCCAGGCTCACCGGGGCGCAGTCCGCGACGTTGATGCGATTGCTGAAGTACAGGATGGCCTGGCTGGTTCCGTCGATTTGATCGTCGTTGGCGCCTGCCGGAAACACCGACCACTCGGCAAGGTACTCGGTAACCCAGGGGGCGATGCTCTCATGTGGCAGCCACATATTGCCGGCCTGCGCCACGGGCGCCACAGCCATGGCCCGGGTCAGTTTGTCCCCCCGCGGGGTGACAGCGATGATGCCGGGAATGCGGCCTCGCAGCCGGTCGATCAGAGCCTCGCCGTTTGCCGCGGCCTCGATAAGCTTGGCCATGGCCTCGGGCCAGTCGCGAACCAGCCGCAAAAACGTCTCCTCCTGCTCGACATAGCCCATGCGCGCGCGCACGTGGTCGAGGAAGAAGAAGTCGGCTCCACGCCGGCCCCATATTTGGAACGAGGCGAAATCGCTGCCGCCCTTGGCGGACAGCTTTTTCTTGAACGGCAAATCAGCCGACAGGATGACCTCGTCGAGGCTCGAGCGGTCGGGCCACACCCGAAAGAATTTCCACCAGTGATTTTTGACGATGTTCCCCTCAGGGGGTGCCGGGCGCTGCTGGTACAGCGACACCCAAACCATCGGGTTGAGCTTTTTGACCCGCTCGAGCTTTTCCAAGGGAAAGCGCTCCGGCCACAGTGCCTCGCCTGGCTCGCGGGGGTCGTCGGGGTGCTCGTCCGGCGTGCCTTCCTTGATGGCCCGCAGGATGACGACGCGCCAGCGCTTGCGCATATCGGGGTCGTTCTTGAGCCAGAGCTGCAGGCGCCCGGCCAGGTCGTCTTCGTTCCAGCGAGTATGCGTGATGCACGTCCGACCCCGCTTGCTTAGGCGGGTCTGCAGGACCGCCGTGAACCATTCCCAGATATTCTCGCGTTTGACGGGGCTGAAGGCGTCTTTCCAGTCCTTGAATGGGTCATCGACCCCGGCGATGTCGCCCCCGGAGCCGGTGAGGCCGCCCCCAACGCCGGCACAGAGGTAATAGCCCTTGTGCCCGACCACCTCGAACATCTCCGAGTTCCGCAGCCATGTCCCATCCGCGACCGTCCGGATGTTCTTTTCGTTCAGGCGGGTACCAGGGAACAGCTCCCGGTACTCCGCCGAGGTCATGATGCGCTGCACGTCTCGGTTCATGCGCTTGGCCAGCGAGAACCCGTAGCTCGCGCTGATGAATTGCAGGTCGGGTTCAAGCCCGAGGACGAATGCAGGCATGCGACGAGAGACGAGCTCGCTGTTGTGCGTCGGCAACATGGTCCGACCGACCAGAAACATGCCGCTGGGCGCCTCCACCTGGATGCATACGGTATCGACCGGCTCGGTCAGCGGCTCGAACCGAAGGAATCGTCCCACGAACTTCTCGGCCGTTCTCGCTATTGCTCGCTTCCGCGGCATCGTAAATGCCTCGGCCATGTAGAAACGGACGTCCCACACCGGACCGCAGTCTTTCCCCCTGAAGCGTGCCCGGCCCTCCTCCACGTGGCATTTCATCCCCAGGCTGCTGACTAGTTCGATGACGGCGTCCACGAGACGCTTGTTCGTGTTCGTGAACTCGCACATGCCGCTTTGTTTGCTGCACGTGCCGTCCGTATCCATGAGCCCCTGAAGGAGCGCGAGGCGCTGTGATGCGGATGCGCGAAAATAGATCGGCGGAACGTGCTTATTGCGCTTGAGGCCGAGGCGCTGCGCAGTAACCCAGAATCCTCCCACTAGGCCGAAGGTTCCATCGGTCCCTCGGTCGCTGGTGCGGACACCGCAACTCTCGATTTTTGCCCGAAGCCAATCGATGTCCACAGCGCTGGCCGTGATGGTTGCGTGCGACGAGCACCCGTCCCCAAGCCACGCGCCGAGAACGTAGGGATCAATGGGCAGATCCGCTTCCGGCAGAACCAGAGCCCCCTGGCTTTTGACCATGGGGTTTCTGGCGCTCGTTCGGGCCGCCAAGTGGGCTGTCGTGTAGTCGAAGACCCCCTTGTACTTCCGGCACAGGCGGACCCGCCAAAGGTGCTCCGCGTCAGCGACGACGCTTTCCCCGCATTTGGTCCATACCCGGTAGCACGGGCGCCCATGGAATACCGGCGACTTGGCGACCACACGGGTCGGATGGCCCGTCTCGTCAAAAACGAGATCGCCGGGCTTTAACTCGGCCATGGTCGACCAACCGGTCGGGGTGGGGACGGGGGTATCGAGAGCCATCGCCTTCCCTATACGAGGGGGGCAACAAATCAAGAGGTTTTCCGTATCCCCGAAAATGAACTGGTTCAGTTCCCTCGCGATGAGGCGGTTGTGCCAGGCGACCTCGAAGTCGGGCTTGGTGTAGCAGGTGAAGTTGAGCAAACCGCGACGCGCACGGTCGCGGAACTCCTCGATGCCGAGCTCGTATTCCCGGTCCAGCTCGTGGCTAGTCGTCCCCGCATTCGGCGCGGCGCTTCGCAAGGCGGTCGCACTCGGCACGGCGCTCCTCCGGGGTCAGGCGGTGGGCGTCGACGCGCACGGCTGCGCCATCGGGGCCGCTCAGCTCAACGCGTTTTGGTTCGCGCTCCCACCCGCAGATGTTCTTCATCATCACGATCCACACCGCCGCGTTGCCTTTCGCCGGTGCATAAACCTTGTTCGTCAGCGGCTTGCCATCGGACCCGTAGATGGGCCGGTTATTGCCATCCAGGATGACGGTCTCGCTGATGACGGTTTTTAGCTGGCCCGTGGCCATGGCGCGGCCGACGTCGATGAGGTGCTTTTCGGCGATGCACTTGGCCCGCTCATGGGCCTCTCGAAAGGCCTTGTGCCGGTGCTTCCATACGTGAAGGGTCTCCTCGGAGACCTTGGCGACGGCCCCGAAGCTTTTGAAGCTGTAGCCCTGTGCCATGTGTTTTTCGAGCAGGTCACAGAACTCGGCGCGGTACTTCGTGGGGCGTGTCGTGAAGTCGGTATGTCGGTGTCCGTTGCGTGGCATGCGACTCCGGATTTTACGACTTCGATAATTACGACGCCACAAAAGGAGAGGGCGCCAGCGCAACCTTGCCAGGAGCGCACTGGCGCCCTCTCAGCATCCCGGGCTCAATTAAGGCGAAAGGAAAGCCTTTAGTGAGCCTGAGAGCCATCAGGGGCATTGGCGGACGCGCACTGCTGTGCCGCCTGTGCCTCGGCCTTGTGGTGGGGCATCAGGGCGCCCAGCGCGCCGTCGATGGCCTTGGCCACGTCGTCGAGAATGGCCTTCACCTGCTGATTCGTCACGAAGGTCTCCGCGACCTTGATGGCTTGGATGGCCCCATTGAGGGCGAAAATCACGATGGACAGCGTCGACATTGCGGTCTCTTCCTTGTCTTTTTCGTGACCCGGAAAATCGGGCTGCCTGCACGGTACCCGGGATTTATCCTCAGTTCAAAATCCTAGGCAACCGTCTTCGGTCCGACTCCCCGACCTCCCGATAGACCTCGTTCCTCATGACCATGAGCGAGTCCAGGCATTCCATCATAATGGACAGGCTCTGCTCGCTTTCGTCGAGGGTGTGGCCGCGACACCGGATGCGGATCATCGGCTCCGTCAGGTGTTTTGCATTGTCAATTCTCGCAAGGGCGGCAACGAACATGAAGCCACGTTCCTTGGCGAGTTTTTCCATGGCCGAAAATACGGCGTCGAGCACGGGGTCGATCATTTCCCCTGGCTGGGCATCAGACATGGGGCATTGTTATCGGGGTCAGCAGGTAAATAGCAAGGTAGGTAAATCCCGAGTATCGTGTCGCCGTGCAAACCCGACTCAGCTTGTCCCCCGAAGAAGGCAGTCAGATGGCCGCGCTCCTGGAAATGGAGCCGGAGGTGCTGGCAGCCACCCTCCAATGCACCGACGGCCAGGCCCGGGCGTGGCAGCAGTACGTCGTCCTGTGCGCGGTCATCAGCCACCGGAAGCGGCGTCAGATTCCGTTTGGCAGGGAGGAGCAGCGGGCGAGGGCGCTGCTTCGGTGCTTGCCGGGGTCACTGCGGACATTGCTGGCTGACGCGCTGCGATTCGCAGCACAAACGGGCATTTGACCCTGTTGTTTG